AAGGCGACTCAAACGTGGCCGCCCGCAGTAAAATAACAGTTAAGGATTGATTATTATAGTTATAAGGAAATCAGTTGTCTGTGATAACTTTCTTCAAGATCGATGGCTTCTTGTTCCCAGGGACGATCCGCATAGTCTACAGAAGTCATGTCCTCACCTTTCCATACCATTCGAGGACCGAGGCCGCAAATGTGTTCCTGCACCAGATCGCCACGGACGTACTGCCAGATGTGAACGAGTTCGTGAATGATCGTCCTTTCGAGTTCTTCTCCACGTAGATCGGACCGAAGTTCGATCGTGTAGTCGTCGTGATCCTCCTGAGTACAGTAACCGTCAACGGTCATATCGTAGTCAATCTCAAATCCGACCGAAATCATATCGTGGTCGATGTCTTCGAACACTTTATCGGATACCTGTCTTACCACTCTTTCAATCGTATCGACGACACGATCGTTCTTCACGTTTCCAAGTCCGATCAACATATTGAGAAGACTCTTATTACTCTTCTTCCTCTGTATCTTCTTGATGAAAATTGCGCCAGCTCTCCTGATCCTGGTTACAGAGTCCGACGATCTCACCGTCCTCATCGATACGAATGTATCCGACCTCTTGTAGTCGAGACATAACGGCCACTGCACCCTCTGTGAAAGACGTCGAGCCGTAGGATAGAATCGATGCGATCCAAATGACTCCTAGCGTAAGAATCATCCACCATTCGAGAAACATAGTGTTCTCCTAGTTTCCTGGAAAGACACTAGTATTTATCTCATCGATACTTTTCACACCTCTCTCAATGATATCGAATCGACGGCGGGATGCATAGAAGTTCGAACCCTTGGTCGATAAGACGTGAAAGGAACCATCAACAACATTCCAATATGCGTATACCTTGGCCTTCTTGTCGGACAGTAGGTAAGTATGATTCGGAGTGTTAGGTGCCTCGGTCCACTCGGTTTTTTCTTTTGCTACGATCATAGATTGTCTTCCTTGCTTAACTGTTAGATCTATTATACTATCCAAGACTATAGATGTAAATAGCTAGAGTAAAGGAATCCAAGATTTTTTTGCATCCCAGGGTTTTGGCTTGCCATGAAACACTACGATATCACCTGGAGGATCGTCTTGATCGATACTGTCAAACTTATAACTGTGTATCTTGTTCGGAAAGGCGTCCTGTATTGGTTTGTAGTCCACCTGCTCGTAGATGTAACCCTGATCTCCCCAGCGATTCTGGTGTCGTTCGTACTGACGAGTCCGATGAACGTCAAAGTTGTCGTAGACATAGCGATACGATCCGGACCAAGACATGATTCCCGAACCCATGACGACCTTACCCTTAAGTTTATGACCCGACAGATTTCTCAGAGCGTAGAATCCATCGTTAAGTTCGAGCATGTATCGAATATCGTTGAGTATGACGGTATCAAGATCAAGATAGAACACGTCGTCGAATCGAAACAACTCGATCTTTGACCACCATCCTGGCCAGTCATGAATCAGAGGTTCAGTACGTACTCCGGGTATTTCTTTTACGTCGGTTAGACAGACAAAGTCGATCCCTGGTAGGTGTCTCTCACACTGCCTTTTGAGCCACTGTACTTGTTCTGGAGTATACTCGACGGACTTCTTACCGTTCTTAAATTCACCGGTCTTAAGAACACAAAACACTCGTTTCTTATAGTTGGTCATTTGTTTACTCTTGACAACGTTCTTCTTCTCCGCCGTCGCAGTTGATGCCTAGTAAGTGGCCGAGGAACCAAACGTGACGTTTTACTTCTTATGATCTCTTCGTCATGCTTGCTGCCCTTCCAGTGTTCACGAATCCACGGAGCATTCCTATATTCGGTTAGTGGATCGCGCCTACCGGCAAACATAACGATTGCAGCGTTATCTGGCAGTACTTTACGATTATTGAGTTTTCGGTAATCATACACACCGTCTTGTTTTGTGAACCTAGCCTCTCCAGGACCAAGACGGTGTGCAATCCAGGCCTGGTCGGATCCTACGAGTTCAATGCGATCCTTTCTTAGCTGAATAAGATTGGGAGTTACTTTAGGATCAAAGTCTTTCCATATCTCCTCGCGAGCACCGGCGTTCATCATAATAATGCCGCCGTTATAGTACTGATGTGTCGCGTGTTTGTTTTCTTCTATATTGTACTCATTAATGATAAAGTCTTCGGTTCGTTTTAAAAGATGATCAATGTTTCCAGTGATCACGCAGTCAAGATCGATCGTAACGAATCGAGGACCAAAAAGATCCTCGATATCTGCAGAAAATATATAGAGTCGATTGTAACATCCACCAAGGTACTGGTAGTAGTCCCAGAGATCAACAACCTCTATATCGGGATGAAGATCCTTTGAATCGTCCGTTACACAAATGAATCTATGAGGTACAGTTGTATTTCTTTGTATCGAATGATACAGAATATTGACGTGTTCGGGACCATACTGATTGATCGAACTGGGAAGCTGCATGCCCTCCTTGATTCGATTCCACTTGAATGTTACGACTGATATCATAATAATATCTATTACAACGAAGAAACATACTCGTCGATCATCGGAAAGATCTTTGCGATCTCGCATGCGCACTCACGCGCGATCTGTGCATGTTCCTTCTGAGTGCCGTTACCGGATCGCAACTGAATGTAGTGAATCCATGACCGAAGAGTTCCGTTCATATACAGACGCGAGGTCGTAAGACCCTCCGGAAGAACTGCACGACACTGTTCCTTGGCGATGCCCTGCTCGATTCCCCACTGATACGCGTCGATCGCTGCATCCTTGACCCTCTTCTGTTTCTGAATCCACATCTCTTCCATGGTTCGATTATTTTCGGATTCATCAAGTTCGATCGAGTTCTGACGATTCTTCGTGTCCTGAAGACGTGCCTCACGCATCACAAAATCAAGTTCCTGAGTAGGATCGGCGTACCTTTGACTGAACTCTTGAAAGGCAAAGGAACGATGCCGAACGATCTGATGCGCAATGTCGCGAGTCGTGTCGATCTCAATCACGGCGTTCACGAGTTCAAATGGACTCCAGTGTCCGTGACGAGCCAAGAATCGCACGAGCTTTTCTGCCGTCTCCTGATTCGTTTGATTTGATGGATTCGACACACGTGCTGAGTAGACCACCAGATCCTGGAGATCCGGATTGTCCTTCCACTCCTTCACAAAGTCTTCGGTAGGCTGTGTGTAACTAATTAGCTTTGCCGTCATTATACTTTTACTCCACTGAAATCTTTACGTTCACTTGCGACTCCTGCTCCGGCCATCGACGAATCAAACACGGGGCCGGTGTCCCGCGTCAGTGTCTGAGCGTTGTCCTCAACATCATAGAATCGCATCTTTGTCTTGTCCACACCCAGAACGAATCGTTTATTCTGAGTAGGATCCGAGTATCTATTCTTGAGCTGTTTAACCATTACCTGACCAAGATTCTGCAAGTCTTCGGTCGAGATCAAAGCAAACATCATATCGGCGGTCGCGGGTACACCAAACGATTCGGATGTATTATTCAGATCAACCTCTGAGTTAGCGAATCCCTCACGATTCGACTGTGTCGCCGTTACAATCGGTAGATCAAACTCGATTGCGAGTCCACGAATCTCCTCGGCGATGGACTTAATCAATGAGTACGTATTAATCGATCCACCAAGACCGCGCATACGAGCCGACGAACAGATATTCAGATAATCGATAAAAATGATGTCCGGAGCAAAGTCACGTTTAAGTTGCAGTTCCTCGAGAAGCGCACGAAAGTGACCGGCGTGAGCCGCACCGGTGGGATACTCCTTAATGATCAACTTGCCGGTATTGCGCTTAGCGATCCTATTGATCTTACTTGAGTACTGATCGTAGGACATATTCTCGAGCTGGTCGATCGGAACGTTCATAAGATTTGCGTCGATACGTTCTGCGATGCGTTCTTCCGCCATCTCAAGAGTAACATACAGCACGTTCTTGCCCTGTGTTAGTACCGATGCTGCATGATGGCACATGAACATAGACTTACCGACACCTGTGCTGGCCAAGATCACATTGAGAGATTTACGAGGTAGACCACCCTTACTGATCTTATTCATATAGTCAAGATCAAAAGGAAGTCTTTCTTCGTGACGATGATAGAACTCGAATCGCTCATCCGCGTCGTTGATATAGTCGTGACCAACGGATGTATCGAACGAGACCGACAGTGCGTCCTTAAGAAGATCGGGCAGTGCGTTCTTTGTCAGCTCCTTGTGTCGACCATCAATGATATTGATCGATTCCATGACCGCAAGATAGATCGCACGATCCTGGCACCACTTTTCGGTCTGATCCTCGAGCCACTGCTGATTGACTTCCTTGGGTTCAGAGATATCGGTAAGAAGACTCGAGGCTTCGGACGCGTCGTCTTCCGGTAGATTCTCCGAATTCGCAATCTCAATACCCAGAGCCTCGGCGGTCGGCAGTTTATTGTACTTAGCAACAAACTGAACGACCGAATCAAAGACCGCACGGTGCGGTCCCTCAAAGTATTCTCTCTTTAGAAACGGAACAACACGACGCGTGTACTCCTCGTTGTGTAAGAGGTTACGAAGGATCGTTGTCTGTATCGTTGTCTCCGCCAATCCGATAGTCTCCTTTTTCAAATGCGTTCTCGATAATATGAGTCAGTATATCACCGACGTATGTCTGAAAATCGGGGTCGTCCTCGAGTTCTTTTGCCACGTCCTCGTCCTGATTCGTCACGTTGAAATCAAACGAGAGCTCGGCCTCGTCGGTCTCTTCGAGAACTCGCGCCGAGATACGTCCGAACTTTAGTTGGACACCGTTCCAAGCATTATCAGCATCGATACGAATCTCGGAGAACGCCTGTTCATCATTTCCAAAAAAGTCAGGATCGACATACGTATAGTCCTTTTCCGTTACACTCATTCCACATCACCACTATCGTCTTCTAGTTGTGGCTGTAGGTCCTCGGGAAGATCGTCCTCCTCAATCATTGACTTATAGCCGATCATATAGTGATTGCGAATGAACTCCTGAAACTTAGGATCAGCAAGAATCGGTTCCCAGAACTCCGCCTTCTGTGTATCCTTTTCGCGAACCTTAGGCTGAACCTCTTCACCGGTCTCGGTGTTCACACGACAGTACCAACCCTGACTCGGTTTGGTGACGTGCCCAGAGAGAAGCGCGATATCGAGCAGACCAGAGAACTGCTGAATACCACCCTCCCAGGATACGGAGATCGGAATACGCGACTTCTCCTTGACGAAGCGAGACTTCTCGACGTTAATGATAAAGTGATAACCCTTGATCTCGGTTCCCTTCTTGTCCTGCTGACGACCAAGAATCCAGACGTTATCGGCCGAATACATGATG